CTGTTGGCTTTGTGCTCCTGCACGACGCAGCCGCCCGTGGAGAAGCAACCGACAGTGCGCTTGCCGCCGCTGCCGCAAATGCCGGCGGCGTCGACAACCCCTCTGGAATTGCACTCTCTACCGTCGAACGCACCGTCGCCGAAAACTACGGCGCCTGCTCCGACTGGAAAACCGAGCTGATCGCGTGGCGCGCTTACAAGCCGGCGCTGCAACAGTGGTACGACAAACTGCAAGGGGCAATCCAATGAACGATGAATTGTCAAAGCTGGAGCAGAAGTCGCAGCCCGTGATCGATTGGATCAAGGCGCACCCGAAATTTTGTTGGACGGTGCTCGCTGTCGTGATCGTGCTCGTCGTCGGAATCAAAATCGGGACGAAGTTTGCCTGATGATCCGGCGCCCGTTACCGGGCACGAGCTGCACGCGGCATTCGACAAGCTGCGCGAGCTAATCCAGCGGCTTTATCACGAGCTTGTCGAAGCGCGTCGCGACAATAAGGAAACGATCGCGATTATCAACCCGCGACGCCGCCGCGATGATGCGCCGGCCAGCGATCGCGAGCCCTAGCAACGCGCATCCGATCAGCGCGGACCATGCGAAGCTAATCGCGATCGCGATTAGATAGGCGAGCTTCAAATATCCCCCGCGATCCCGTCGAATCCGGTTATCGCCTTGACGTACACGGTATCGGGCCACTTGCACGTCGAGCGCACCATCGCGGCGAATTCGTCGGCCGCTTCGCGAACGTCATATTTTCTAGACAAAGCCACGGGTTGAGATTTTTCGCCCGTCGCGTCGTCGGGCACGCCGAACACGCGCCAGCCCTTGACGACGATCTTAGGCATGATGGCGCAACAGCTCGATCAGCTCGCGGGGATGCTGCCCCGGTAGCGGCAGCTCCCGCACCCTGGAGCCGAAGCGCTCCGCATTGAGCGGCGCCATGCGGACTTCGGCGCCGGGATACCACCCGATAATCGACCAATGCCCGGCGGCCGGATCATTCAACATACTTTGCGCGATGACGAACGCGTTTGCGCTCAAATCGCGATCCTTCCCGACGATCAGCGAATCGCGATCGACGCGCAGCCCTTTCACTTCTAGCTTGAAGTCGCGCACCTTGATTTCTGTCGGCTGGCTTTTGCCGTCGAACGATATCGCGTGAGTGTGCGCGATGCCGTAGCGTTGCAGCCAAATCGAGACGGCATCTTCGCCGATGTAGCCGACGCGATAGCGCTGAAAAGCATTGCCGCTCTGCCCGTCATAGTTGACGCGGCCGGCGAGCTTGCGCGCGACAGCTTCGGCGCGCTTCGTGCATTCAGCAACGCGGGACTCGCAAACGAATACGTTATGTCCGCTGTATTTGCTCACGATCCCGCGCCCCTTGCTACTGAACGTCGACGACGACAGCCGATATATTCGGCGGCGGCAGCGTGATCGAGCTGTGATCGAACGTCGTTTCCCATCCGGCGAAGTCGCCGCCGTCGTCGCTCGGGTGATACGCCCATACCCAACCCTGCATCGCCCAATGCTGGCCGCGCGGCCCGCCGCTTGGGCCGAACGCCGCGCCCTTGCCGAGCTGACCGTACTTGTTGAAATAGCCGTTGATAACGGCGATCCCTTGCGTCAGCATCAGCGCTTGATACGCATAATCCATCGGCGAATCCTTGCGACTGTGCGCAGCGAGCCATGCGTACGCGGTTTGCTCGTCGCGCGCTTCGATCCGGCGGAAGCGATCGAGCGCGCTTTGCTGTTCGCCCGTCAGCTTCGCATTCGGATCGGGCGGCACGGGCTGAATTACATGATGTTGGCCGCCGGTTGTTTTGTCGGCTGGAGCTGGAGCAACCGGCTTGCCGTGTATTACATTCTGTCGCTGATCTTCGCGCTTTTGCGCCGCCGCTTCGTCTTTGATCGTTTGCGATTCGTTGCTCATGGTATTTTTTACTCCAGTGTGTGCCGTCGCCCCGCGCATCCGATAGGGAAAGCTAACAGCCCGAGCGCGGAGCAAAGCGAGCTGTCGTCAAATCGTTTCTGTCCGCCGTCCGGTCGCTGCGCAAGATAGATGCGGCCGTCGTCAGTGAGCACATTCCAATAGCGCGAGTAGCGTTCGTCAAGCTCCAAATATCCGGCTTCGCGCATCCTGGCGAGCCGCTTCGCCGCGCTCTGTAGCGTCAAATCGAAATGATCGCGGAGCTGCGCCGTCGATATCCCGCCGGCAGACTGTGCACGCTCCAGCGCCCAATGTCGAATTAGAACGTCCGATTTTATTCGACGGTCGCTCATGGTCGATACACCATCGATCGCCACTGCATTGTCGGCCTGGAGTGAGCGCACTTTTTCGACGAAGGCGCGTACCCGTCCGCCTTGATGATGCAATCGCGCCGGCACTTGACGGTGACGGAGCCCCAAGCGCGCGGATCGGGCGGCGGCGGGAGCCCGCGCTTTTCGGCGTAGGCTCGCACCGTCTCCGTCGCGAAGCGCTCGTTGTGGCGGGCGAACACAAGCAAGTGCGCCCTGGCGAGCAGAATCCAGCCCGCCGGCCCGCGTTCCAGCCGTTCTATAGCCCCGCTGCGCCCCGCTGTCGCCTTGCCGGCCATAATGCCCCGCTCGACTAGGATAAGGTCGCCAGCGGTCATTTTGCGCCTTCTAGCTCGATCTTGCGGAGCTTGGCGGCGTCGCGGAGCTGCGCGAAGTCGGGCGGCCCGAGCTTGTCGCCGAGCGACAGCGCCAGCTCGACGGCATCGGCATTGATCGACTGTTCTACCATCGTCAACAGCTCGGGCAGCGTCGGAGCCGGCGGCTGCGGCTGTTGGCTCCCCTTCGCACGCTCCGCTGCGCGCTTTTTGGCGGCGTCGAACGCTTCGTCGACGCCCGGGCCGCGCTGCGGCGCCGGCTCGGAAGTGGGAGACGGCGAAGATCCCGGCTGCTTTTTCGCGTCAAGTGGGGCGCCGGCCGGCTCATGGGCTGCCGGCTTTTCGGTTTTTTCCGGCCCATTGTGGGAATCGGGAGCTTTTGCGCTCGCCGTGGCGGGCGCGTCGTCGCCAGCGCTGCGCTCGCTCACAATCTCCGCGTTGATCGTTTTGAGCTTGTCGCTCGTCGCCATCGGCGCCGGGCGATCGCCTTCGATAATCCGTTCCGCTTCATCTTCGTCGTAAATCCCGGCGAAGCCGAACGCCATGCGTGCGCATTGGATCAGCGCTTTGTGGCGGAGCATACGCGACGGATGCGAGCCCCACGGCCCCGTGTTCCGGTAGCACTCCGCAAGGAATTCGCGCGCCTTGGTCGGCTTCGTTCGATCCTTGCGGAAGATAACGGCTTCGATCCATGCCGGCGAGCCCTTGTGCTTTTCCGATTCGCTCGGCGGCCCGTATTCGAATTCGACGCCATCATAGGCCGGTTGCTCGTTGATAATCCGAAGCCAACCGTCGACGCTGACGACGGGCACGATCGCGCCGCTCTGGCCTTCGAAGGCGAAAATCTCGCGCGTAAACGGATTGAGCTTGTGTTGATCCGCGACAACCATAACGGCCGCCACTTGCGCGTTGCTCGCTTCCTTGTTCCCTGGCAGCTTGAATACCGTCGCCTTCAACGTTTTCCACAAAGCATCCTGATCGATGCCGAAGCGCTGCGCGAGACGCGCGACGAGCAAGCGCTGTTCGCCCTGTACGAGCGCCGTCGATTGTGCCGTATCGTTCATTTTATTTCCCCGGGTAATCGAAGCGTGTCGCCCATCGCGGCAGCTCCAAAGTTGTGATTCGTTCATCGTAGCCGGGCCACTTACCGGCCGCCAACGCTTCGCGATAGCGCGACATTGCTTCATCCATCAGACGCATACCGGCGAGAATTGCAACATGGTCTAGATCGTATACAGCGACCGCGTACGGCGGCTCGGACTCGACGCAAATCATCGCGAAAAACTCGGGCGATTCGTTGAACACCGCTTCGTGCCCGTTGCGATACTGCGCGCCCTGGACGTGGTACAGAAAATTCGCGGCCGACTTGCCGAATTCCTGCGGCGAAGCGTCGCGCGTCGTTTTAACGTCGACGATACCGCCCAAGTTGATCGCGTCGTATCTCGCTTTGCATGGCACATCGTATTGACCGTCGCGCCAGAAAAGTGAGACTTCGGTAAAAGCGCCCCGCAACAGCCGGCGAGCTGCGGGGCTCGATCGCACGGCGGCGATACACTTCGCCGCCGCTTCGTGCTCTGCCGGCGCGAGTACGATCTTCCCGGCGTGCTCCTGGCAGAACGCGGCGAATTCAGCCTTGCCGCTGTTCGTGCGCTTGTTGAACGTCGGCGACAACACAACACGCGACGAATAGCGATCGGGCTCTAGCACGCCGCAATGTACGGCCGTTCCGAATTCCATCGCTTCCGTTGGCTCGCTCGGCTGATCGCGCATCAGCTTGTAATGCATCGGCGAGCGGAGAATTTTTTTCGCCCCGCTCGCCGATATTGCCTCGTACGCGTGGTACTCCGCTTCCGGCAGCCGATAGTAAACGCCATCGAACGCAACCGGCGGCAATGCAACTTCCGCGCTCACGTCAGCCCTTTTTGCTTCGCGATCCAATCACTGACGACGATAGAGCCGTTGTCGTTTTTATCCTTGTGCATCGATTCGACGTGCGACAGCGGCAACCAAATTTCCTCGCCGCTGGCGTGATCGAACACGAGCACGGCGGCATCGGTTTCGCGCCGGAACGTGCAAGCGAATTCGTAGCTCATTCCGGCATTCGCTTCGCGTAGTGCTCGTCGAGCATTGCCAGCGCCTTCCGTAGCACTTCGCGCAAGTCGCGCTTGCCCCAAAATGTGACCGCTGCGGAGTCGTCGTCGCCTTGCCGATGGATGAATGGCGCTTGCATCTGCTGGACGTACTGATGCGGATCGGCCAGCGTTGCCGGTCGTGGGCTGTTGTTCGGCGGCCAGTACATCGAAGCCGGTAGGTCAAGATAGAAGCGCAGCCCGGTGAACGTGTGGCCGTCGATTTCCTTGCCTATGATTTCGATGCGGTCGGTCATTTCCTCTGCGTACACGTTGACTCTCATTCCGGCTCCGCGCTCGCATCCTCGACCGGGAACTTCGCACCGTATTGGATTAAATGGTCTTGATCGGCGATCGGCGCTTCGTAAATCTTTTTCGTGTAGTAGCGGATCGCGGCGGCTTCGGTGACGGCGCGGATTAGCGCGACGACGATTCCATTCTCGACCAATATGCGGATCGGGATTTTGCGCGCCTTTGCGACAAGTTCCGGCGATCCGGGCGTTACGTTTGCTGCGGTTGGATTGGACACTTTCAACACTCCCTTTAAAAAGATGGCCGGGCTCGGCGCTTCGCGCTGGAGACGCCAAGCCTACAGACCGCGACGGCAGATGCGCCGGCCCGACCAAGCGTTATCGCCGCGCGACGCGCAACGATTTGTTCTTATGCTGAACGCCGACGCGAAACAAAAGCCAATCATCGCCGAGCATCCGAATCGAGCGGAGCCACTTGCGACGATGCGATTGCACTTGCCGCCAGCTCATACCGTCGAGCAGCGGATAGACCGTGCGCGCCCAATGGCGAAGCTCACGCTCCGCCAACGTGGAAAGCCTGGACGGCGGCGGGCTCGGGAGCTTCGGCGCTTCCGGCGATAGCCTTAGATTGTTGCGCATCGTTTCTCCAAATGTTTGCGCACCGGCCGGCGCCGATCGCGTGTGAAAATTCGTACGCTCCGCACTCGCACGCTTGCCGGGCAATTGGCGCGGCCGATGACGCGAAGTAATAGACCGGGATCATGCGGCGAGCTTCGGCCCGGGCGGCTCGTCGCCTTCGCGCTTTTTCATTCGCTCGACGAGCATCGCATCGGCGAGCGTGTACGCATCTTCGGCCAGCGCGGCGGATAACGTACCCGCCAAAGCCGGCGCCGCCTTCGCGGCTTCGGCGACAAGCTCGCGCCATGCAATCCCCGCGAAGTGATCCCGTAACGTCATGCCTGGATGCAACGCGCTCGGGAATGCCGGGCCGCCCTTGCTCGTCGGTTGTTGCGGAGTCGTCGCCATCATTTCCCCTTTAGAACGTCCACGTCGACGAATACCACCATTCCCAAGCGTTGCGCGATCTGTCCGCCCGCGAACGCATCCTTGTGCCGATCCCAAAAGCCGCGACAACACGCCGCATTGCTGCGGCCGGTATGATGGCACTGGCGATGCCTGGAGAATCCGCCGTGCCGATCCGCAACGTCCGCTTCTAGCTTTTTGATATCGAGCGGGCAAGCCGGCCGATAGATGCACGTCTTGCACATTCGACGCTGCACGCGGAAGCCAATGCGCTCGCTCATGATCGCGTTATCTTGCGGCTTTCCGCAACCGAAAGCAATAGCTTGGCCGCGTTTTTCCGAAACATTTTCAGAATCCCCGGCGATTTTCTGCTATGCGCCGTCGCGCCGGGCTCGGGCATACAAGGTTTGCAAATTGGCAAGCTCGGGCGTGCCGTCGATCTTCGGCATCAGCTTGACAAGCTCCGTCATCAGCTCGTCGAACACGAGCACGCGCCCGAGCGCTTTCGTCAGTAAGTCGACGTTATAGCCCGCGTCGAACATCAGCTCGTTAAATTCATCGTCGACGCCGCCGCTCGCGAATTTCGCCGTTACTTTTTTATTTGTCGCGTCGACGCGCTCCGCGATGATTGTCGCGAGCGCTTTTCGCATTGCTTCCGTCCGTTGCCCTGGCGTTGCTTGCTCTGTCATTGCAATTCCCCTTTCGGATGATCGATCATGCGCCCTTCGAAGCGCGCGACAAGCTCGCGCAGTGCCGTGATAACGTCGGCGCGCTCCGCGTTGCTTATGTACGTGATGCGCGAATCGTCGCGATTGAACGGAAACGCGAGCAGAATAAAGCCGACGCGCGGCGGCTTAACGCCCTTGTTCAGCTCCGCGTCAATTGCCGACGCGATCGCTTGCAGCTCCGCCAATGCGCGCGGATCGATCATTGCAACGCCCTGGCGATGATGCGCGCCGCCAACAGCCCGACGCGCAGCCATACGAACACGTTTAGCGCGGCGAGCCCGAGCACGACGAGCTGCCAGCCGATCGCGAGCCGGGCGCGGCGCCGCGTCATGCCGGCACCGTGCCCGCCGCGTAGACTGTCGCGACGACGACGGCCGCGACAATCGCCAACTCTAGCGCCCATCGTCGCAACGCTGCGCGATCGCGGCCCGTCATTGCGTCGCCTTCAAGTGATTCAGCCGATCGAATGCGGCGACATATTCCGCCGTGCTCGGATCGTGCAGTGCCGGAAACTTGCGCACGGGCTCGGACTGTCGCGTGAATAAATGCGACGTTAAGCGCCACAAGCGCGCCTTATACGATGGCTCGCCTTCGGCGCGCTCCCGCCTGAACGTATCGCGAGCGGTATACTCCCCGCGCATCGTAAGCGGCGCCCTGGCGGCGAGCTGCGCGGCCGACAGCCGCACGCGCTCGCGGAGCTTCAAGCGCTTGCATCCCGGCGGGCTCGCCGCCATCGCTTCCCATGCGAGCCGCGCCCGGGCTTCGGCATCCCTGGCGCGCAGCGTCGACGCAATGCGCGTCATGGCGCCGCCCGCATTTTTTCCATCGCGACGGCCGCCGCATCGCTCGCTCGCTCGTGCGCGGCTTCTATTTCCTCAATGCGCGCCGTCGCCAGCGTCATAAGCATAGAGCAATCGCCGAGCGCGTCGACGGGATCGCGGCGAGCCAATGCGAGAATGCCCCGCTTTAGCCAATCGCTTACAGCCGGATCGGCGAGCATGGTCTTGCAAACGTCGCGATAATTTTCGCCTTCGCACTCGATCGCAATAGTGATATTCCGTTTCATGTTGGCGTCTCCCTGTTTATAGATTGTCGAGAATGAACACGGCCGCATCGCCGCGCCATACCACCGTGCGCCCGGTCGCGTTGCTGCGCATCGGCAAGCCGGAAAAGTGCGCGGCGATATACGCCAGCTCGGCGCCATTCGCCGCGCACGTTACGATTTGCTCCGCGCCAACGTCGAGCGACGGCGCCGGGCTTCCGACTTTCCAGCTCGCGTACATAATCACAACATCAGTAAATGCCCCGTCGTCTCCGTCGTCATAGTGCGGATCGGCGCTCGTGCAGACGAGCACGGCGCCAGCTTGCGCAGCGTATAACGCGAGCGCGGCGGCGATTAGTTTGCGTTTCATTTTGGCGTCTCCAATTTAGAAAAAAAGCAACAACAGCAAAAGCCACAAGGGCAGCGCCGAAGCGGCTTTAATGCAAAGCCACAACAGCGCCAGCCCAAGCAACACTTTCATAGCCATACATCCGTCGAGCCGCAGCGCGCGCACGTTTGCAGCGCGCCGTGTGGCTCGCGGCGCGCTTGCTGATGCCGGCACTTGTGGCACGTCAACAGCGGCGGCGCCGGATCGCGACAGCTCCCGCCGGGAGTGAGCCCCGACAGGCGCCGATCGTGCGCCAGCTCCGCGCCTAATAGCATTTGCTCGATCGTGCGGCCGGCGGAGCGCTCGACATTCTCGCGGAGCTTCGCCGCGTTACCGGCCGCCGCTTCGATCGAGCGCACGCGCAACGCTGTAAGGCGATCGCCGAGCGCGCGCGCTTCGTCTAGCTCGTCGCCCGCAAGCCGGCCGCCAAGCGCTTGCAATATCAACATGGCATCCCGCTTGCTCACGGTAAAGCGCCAGCTCTGCAATAGCGCCAAGTCGGCGCGCGGCTCGTCGTCGTGCTCTGTCGTCGTCATGATTGCACCGTGCACGGGCCGCGATGATCGCCGCGCAAGCAACGCGGGCAAAGGGGCGACGACAGCGGCGCGCGCGACTCAATGACGGCGGCTCGACGCGTTAGCACGTCGAGCGCTTCCGCATGGAAGGCTTCGCAAAGTACCGCTTCGCCATTGATAAGGCCCGGGCAGCGATGCGACGCGCAAATGCGCCAGAGCAAGCGCTCCGCGCTCCCTTCCGCGAATTGATGCGGCGACATAGAAAGCAATTTTTTGGCGCCGCTCATGATTGCACCTTGGCGGCGTAATACTTGCGCGACTTTTCCAGCTTGGCGAGCGCACGATGCGCGCGCGCTTGCTTGCGCGCCCATCGCACGATTGCGGCGTCGAGCTTGGCGAGCTTCGCCGCCTGCCGCTTGCGCAACGCGTCGGCCGGGCTCGCCCTGGCGCGCACGGGCTCGGGCGCCGGCTCGGGCTCCCTGGCTGCGGATAAGTCTATGCCTTCGAAGCGATGCCTTGCGGGCGCCGCCCTGGCGTTTAATCGTTTCGCTTTCATGTTGGCGTCTCCTGTGTCGGGCACTATGCCCGCCAAGGGCTCTAGATCGATCCTAGAGCCCTTGACGAATCGCGTGCTAGGCAAGATCAAGGGCGCGCTTCCCTGGCGCCTTGGCGGCCGTGCTAACGGCTTCGGCGCTCGATGCCGGGCGGGCACGTCCTACGCTCCAATCACGGAGCCGCTTAACCTTTTCGGCTGCGGTCTTAGTGAGCGGAACAACGGTCGACGCGGCGGCGATCAAATCCTTTGTGCGAATCTCGCGCGCCTTGTCATTGAACGCTGCGAACAGCGCGTCGGGCACAATCGCCGCAATTTCGGAGCCGGTAAAGCCTTCGCACGCCGCGCTGATCGCTTCGCTATCGATCGGCACTGATCCGCGCCCGTGCGCCTTCATTGCAGCGGCGACGACAGCGGCGCGCTCGTCAGCGTTCGGCACGTCGACAAAGAACAGCTCGTCGAATCGCCCCTTGCGCAACAGCTCGGGCGGGAGCCCTTCAACATCGTTTGCCGTGGCGACGACGAACGCTTCGCCCTGGCGCTCCTGCATCCATGACAGAATCGAGCCGAGCGCGTCGGACGATACGCCGCCGTCAGCGCTGCCGCTCGTCGCGCCTTGCAACGCTTTTTCTATTTCGTCGAACCAGACGACACAGCGGCCGATCGCTTCAATAACCTTAAAAGCCTTGCGCAAATTCGATTCGCTTTCGCCGACGAATTTCGACTTCAAGGCGCCAAGGTCGACGCGCAGCAATGGCACGCCCCATGCGGCGGCGACAGCCTTTGCCGTTAGCGACTTTCCGCAGCCGGGCACGCCGACGAGCATAACGCCGCGCGGCGCGGGCAGACCATAATCCCGCGCTTGCTTGCTATACGCCGCCTTGCGTACCGTCAGCCAGCCTTTTAGATTCTCCAGCCCGCCGACTGCATCGAGCCCGCCCGGGATCGGGTCATACCATTCTAGAATCCGCTCGCGCGCAATCACGCGCTTTTTTTCGCCGCTGACGATGGCGGGATCGATGCGGCGCGATTGCACGAGCGAGCGCGCATAGCACGATGCGGCTTCTTCGCCGCTTAGGCCGATGGCTGCATCGATCGCCGCTTCGCGCGTGCCGTTCGGCGCCGCTGCCGCTTGCAGCTCGTCGGGCAGCCCTGCGATGGCGCCGTCGAGAATCGCCGCGACTTCGGCGCGGTCGGGCATAGGCCATTCGATAACGGTCGTATGCCCCGCCAGCTCGGGCGGCACGTCGCCGCTAGGCGATAAGACGATGATCGCTTGCGCGCTCGCCTTGGCGGCTGTCGGAAGGCTGCGCGCCAAGTTGCGGAGCTGGCGCAGCGTTACCGCGCCGCTCGCGCCCTGGAGCCATGCGGGCAAGTCGCGCATGATCCATACGCCGCGCTCGTCGCCGCCTTGCGCCTTCCCGCCGATCAGCGTCAGCATGGCGCCCGGCTCGTTCGTTTCGCCCTGGCGCCCGTACGCGGCGCCGTTGATATCGGCCGCGCCTTGCGCAACGTCCCAAGTGCGCGCGATATAGCCCGCCGATGCGGCCGCTTCGAACAGCGAGCGCTCGACGCGCGCTTCTTCCCGCGTCACTATCCACAGAACGGAATTGCGAGCGCGAAGTAACGCTGTTACATCGGCCGCTGCGCGGGTTCCGTTGTTGCTTGTCGTCGTCGTCATTTTCAATGCTCCTATTTGCCAGCGCTATGCCGGCGGGTTTGTGTTGCGATCAATGCCCGTGATGCCACGTCTTACCACCATCATGCGAATGCAGCCCGGCGCCGACAGCTTGACGGTCGACCGTGCGGCCCGCCATCTGTTCAGCCCTGGCAATCGCCGCCTTTGCGAGCGGCGATCCGCTTACCATGATGCGACGATAAGCGCACGCGTCTGTAACGCCATCGCGCGCCTTGTCGTCTATGCCTTCGAACGCTACGCCGCCGTTCGATCCGACCTTGGCGCGAATGCGCCCCGCGATCAGCCCGGCGGAAAAGCGCTCGACAGCGGCGCGGACTTCGGCTATGCGCTCGCTGATCGTTTGCTGCGGCTTAAGTTTTGTGTCGCAAGGCATGATGATTACTCCTGATCGAATGAAACGACGGGCGCGCGCTGTTCGTCGACGGAAAGCGCTGGAGTGTCAAGGTCGAGCGTGCGCGGCGCGACTTCGGAGCGCTCGACTTGAAGCGGCGTCTCGTCAAGGTCTAAAAAGCTCGTGCGCGCCGCTGCTATCTTGCGCGCGACTTCGCCATCGATCGCGACGGCTGCGACTTCGCCAGCCTTCGCCGCGCGCACTATCTCGCGCGCTGCACGCCGCGCCGCGTCGACGGCGCCCTTAACACGCTGCGCGCCATCGGCCGTTAGCATCTGTGCAATTTCTTGCGCACGCCGCGCCGCGTCGCGCACGGCTGCGGGATCGAGCTTCGTTACGCCCTGCTCCATCGTCGCGAGAATGCCCGCCAGCTCGCCGCGAATCGCGCGCGCCGCTTCTACATCGTCTTGCGCAACGCGGCCCGCGATCATATACACGTCAATGCGCGTGATTTTCGCAGTCGCATTGAACGCGTCGACCATCGCGCGCGCTTGCTTCATCGCTTCGTCAAGCTCGCCCGCCCGATCTTCCGGGCACAAGTGTCCGAACGCTGTCGCCGCGCAAACCTTGCTCACGGTATAGCTTGCTTCGCGCCGCACCTTGCCCGCCGCTTCGAATTCGATCGCGTCTGCAATCGTGCGCTCGGTTTCCCATTTGGCGAAGCGCTCGCCTTCGGGCGTTGCATGGTCGGAAATAATGTCGCGCTTTGTGTAGCTGACGTTTCCGCGCAAGCTCGTCTTGATTGCGACGAGCAAGCCCGGGCGAAGTGTTGAAGTGTTAAACATTTTGGCGTCTCCGTTGGCGGGGCGTTATTGCCCCTACCCGCGATTATGCGGATATCCGCAAAGGCTGTCAAGGGGCACGCTACGCCCGGGCGGGGCAGCCCTGGAGCCCGGGATTTGACCCTATTTGCGGATAGTCATACCATCGGCCGACTATGGACTATAAACAGCTACTAAAGCACTTCGGCGGATCGCTGACGGAAACGGCCGCCGCACTCCAGCGGCCGACTAGCACGGTCTTTTTTTGGAAAGCTCACGGCATCCCGCGCGGCGTGCAATTCGAAATACAAGTGTTGACGGGCGGGAAGCTCCGCGCGTCGCCCGGCCGCCCGCGTCGCTTCGCGGCTTAGTGCGGCGAAGGGGAGCGCCACACAGTGGCACGCTGGAGACTGCCCGCCGGCTACGTCGCGCGGCCGGCATACGTCGCCGAGCAGCGCAAAGCGAACGAGCGCGCCAACGCGGCGGCCGATGCCATCAAGCTCGCGCCGCAGCCGCCTAAAACGAGCAAGGCGCCGCGCAAGGGGCACGCGACTAAATACCCTGGCGTGCCGGCACTGTTCCGCGCTTGCGGGCTGCCCGAGCCCGTCGCGGAATGCCCCTTCACGCCGCTGCGCGGCTGGCGCTTCGACTTCGCATGGCCCGGGCTGCGGATCGCGCTTGAAGTCGACGGCGGGCTGTTCAGCGGCGGCGCCCATACGCGCGGCGCCGCATTGTTGCAGGAGTACGACAAGCTCAACGCGGCGGCTTCGCTCGGCTGGCGAATCTTCTATTGCACGCCGCGCCAGCTAAAGCATATGCCCGCCGTCATGGAGCGCGCCTTGCTCGACGCAATCGTGCACGCTGGCGTCGAAGCGCGAATCCGCCCGAGCACGTACGAAGCCGCCGCCCGCCGCCTTGCCGAGCTGCGCGGCGAGCCCTTCCCCGATCGCCCGCCCTGATGTTGCAGCGTACGGCTGCACTTTCGCGCACGTTTCACGGGAAACAATCAACGCAACGGATATCCCTATGGATATCCCTACCGGATACCGCAATGAAGCGCCCCGCCTTTCAGTTTTACCCGCGCGAATGGCTCGCCGACGTCGAGCTGCAAGCCTGCTCCCTGGCATCGCGCGGGCTATGGATCAACGCGTGCAGCGTTATGCACAACTGCACGCCATACGGGCACTTGACGATCAACGGCGCCGCAATGACTGACGACGAAGCCGCACAAGCAACGCATTCGAAGCTAGGCGACTATAAACGATGTATTGCGGAGCTGTTGCGAAGGGGCGTAGCGAAACAAAACGAGCACGGCATAATCTATAGTGCGCGGCTCGTAAAAGACGAAGCCGCGCGGGAATATCAAGCAAGTTTCGGCCGCTTGTCATTGAACAATCCGAACGTGCCGCGCCCAAAAGAAAAGGCAACGCGTAGGGATATCCCCCACGATACCCCCGGGGGAGGAGTGCGCTTACCATCCTCTGCATTTGCAGTTGCTTCTATAAATAAAAGCGGTGGTATTAGAACGAGCGCAAACGGCCCGGCGCCCTGGTTCACGACACAAGCGGGCATCGTCGACAAAGCCAAGGCGCTCGCGATCGAGCCAGCCGAAGGCGAAACGATCGAAGCCCTACGCGATCGCGTACGCTCCGCATTGAAAAACTTGCAACGCTGACGGATAACTGCGCACAATCCGCGCATGAAAGCCCGCCGCCAACGCCCCGCAATCGAGCAAGGCGACGCGCAGCAAGCCGCGAAGCTCCCGGCATGGCTCACCGATCCAAATGCAGCAATCCCGCTCGGATACGAGCTGCGCGGCAGCGTTCATTGCCTCACGCTTGGCAACGCAAACGAACCGCGCCCCGTCGTCAAAAGCGCACTGTCGCCGATCGAGCTTCCGAGCGATAAATTGTTAGCCCTGGCCGGCGGCGCCTTCGAAGCGATCGCGCATCAAAAGTGCTCCTTTGCGATGGCGCGCACGATCGCCGAAGGCTGGCGCAAATGCTACGCCAAAGCGATGCACTGACGCCCCATGCCCGGCCGCTCGCTGACAAGCCCTGACGACAAGCGACGGAAGCTCGCCGCGTACAAGGCGTCGCGTGCGCGCGCGCAGGCGGGCAGCGAGCCGACAGCGATCGAGCTGGAGCTTGCGCGGGGCATCATGCGCGAAGTGCAAGCGGGCTCCAATGTTGCCGAAGCGTGTGCACGTCGCAAGCTGCGCTCGTTCGACTTTTGGGACTGGCTCGCGCGCGCTCCGCAGCTCGTCGTCGAATGGGACAAGGCGCAAGCGAATCGCGCACTCGCGTATGGCGAACAGCCGGTCGGAATTGCTGACGAAGCGCCGATGTTTTACGTCGACAAAGGCGTGCGGCGTATCGATCCCGGCTTCGTTCAATTGCAAAAGCTCCGCATCAATGCGCGCCAATGGGATGCCGAGCGCTTGCAATCGGGGCGCTATGCTCCGCCGTCGACCGCAGCCGATCGCGGCCCGGTCGCTGTTACCGTCGTCGTCGAGCGCTTCGTCGTCGGTAGCGCGGAGCGTGCGCAGCAAGGCGAGCAAGTGCCCGACGATGCAGAGCAACGCGAACGGATGCGCGCATGATGCCCGACGCTGACGGTACGCTGCGCATTCGCTTGCCGTATCGATGGCAGCCGCGCAACTATCAACTCGGCGTATGGGGAGCCCTGGAGCGCGGCGTAAAGCGCGTCTGCGCAATTTGGCATCGGCGCGCGGGCAAGGATGAATTCGCGTTGCGTTGGACTAGCTGCGCAGCGCACGAGCGCGTCGGTAACTATTGGCACATGTTGCCGAAGGCATCGCAAGCGCGCAAAGCGATATGGACCGCTGTTAATCCGCACAGCGGCGTGCGCCGCATTGACGAAGCCTTCCCGCTCGCGTTGCGCGCGACGACGAACGAGCAAGAAATGTTCATACGCTTTACGAACGGCTCGACGTGGCAAGTTGTGGGCTCCGACAATTTTAATTCGCTGCTCGGGTCGCCGCCAATCGGGGTAGTCTTTTCCGAATTTTCCCTGGCCGATCCGCAGAGCTGGAGTTTGCTTCGTCCGATCCTTGTGGAAAACGATGGATGGTCGTTGTTTATCACGACGCCGCGCGGTCGCAATCACGCTTTCAAAATGTACGATGGGGCGAAGGGCGATCCGAATTGGTTTGTCGAGCTTTTGACGGTCAAGGATACCGGCGCGATTCCGTTGGCTCGGATCGAGCAGGAGCGCAAGGAAATGACTCGCGAAATGGGCGCGGACGAAGCGAATGCGGTTATCGAGCAGGAGTATTTTTGCTCGTTCGACGCTTCCTTCCCGGGTGCTTATTTCGGTGCTTTGATGACGCAGGCGATTGGCGAAGGTCGGATCATGTCGTTGCCGTACGATCCGCGTGGCGGGGTTGTTACGGCGTGGGATATCGGTTTCCACGACAGCAACGCGATCGTGTTCGGGCAGGAAGTCGGGCCTTGGGTCAACTTCATTGACTATATCGAGCACTCGGGGAAGGGTGCGGACTTCTACGCGAAGCAATTGCGCGATCGGCCGTATGTGTATGACGAGCACTTGTTGCCGCATGACGTTTCTGTTCACGAGTGGGGGAACAATGGCACGTCGCGCAAGCAGGCGTTGCTTGATCTGCAAGTGCGGCCGATTCGCGTCATGCCGAAAACTTCCGTCATGGACCGGATCAATGCAGCTCGGATGATGATTAATCGTGCGCGCTTTGACGCGAAAAAGTGCGAACGATTGGTCGAGTGTTTGCAGCAATATCACAAGGTTTGGGACGATTCGAAAATGATGTGGGGCGATGATCCCGAGCATGATTGGACTTCGCACGGCGCCGACGCTTTCGGCACGTTCGGGCAGGGTTTTCGGGGCTCGCAGAATCCGCGTTTGAAGCCGAAGGCGCCGAAAAAAGAGCCGATGGCGCGGGCGTGGGCGGCTGCGGGCAATTCGTGGGCGGGGCTTTGAATAGGAGCGTGACGATGGAGCAATACGGGCAGGCCGCCGATAAGGCGTACCACGACAAGGGATCGACGATCGAAAAAGCGCCGCCGACGTTGGCGGAGTACGCGCAACAACTGCACTCGTCGACGGAGCACTTGCGCGACAAGTTACTGGAGCTGCGTAGTCGCCTGGACAGCGTTTTGCGCCCTGCCGGGCCAACGTCCGTCGACGAGTCGAATGCGAAGCGTCCGCAAGTCGCGTTGAGCCCGCTTGCGGCCGGCGTGCTCACAACGCACGCGATGGTCGACGAGCTGCACGGCATCGTCAACGATATGTTGCGTCGGCTGCATCTGTAAGCCATGCCGCTGAACAAATCGAAGTCGCGCGCCGCGTTTTCGCAGAACGTGCGCACGGAGATTGCCGCCGGCAAGCCGCCGAAGCAAGCGGTTGCGATCGCATACAGCGAAAAACGCGCTGCCGGCGGCTCCGATCGCGGTGCAAAGCCCGCGCCGAAGGCTCGGCGCGATCCGTACGACAAGTAACCGGAGACGAACGATGAATTGGCTTGAATTTATCCTGTTCGCATTGCTCGGGTATGCCGTGTTTGCAGGCTGGCCGCAGCCCGTGCCCCGGGGCAATTGGCTCGTGGCGATCGTGTTCGTCGTGCTGATGGTGCTGTGGCTGTTCCTTGGCGTCTCGGGCTCCAGTTTGGGCTCGATGCACTTCGGAAGGTAGAACGTGCCCGAGACGATACGCGCCCGCCTTTCCTGTCAGCCGATTTGTCCGAGCTGCAAGCAAGTCATGCAGGCGGACGGCGGCGACAAGACGGGCGACGTTCGTTTTTTCTGCAAGATCAAGTCGTGCGATCGCGTCGGCATTCACTACGATGCGCCGATGATCGATTTGCAGCGCTCGGTTGCGAAGGTCGGCAATGGGTAACGGTCCAATTCTGAATTTCCCCGCTGTTCCTGGCACGCCATTGAACGGCGGGGGTAACGGCTCCGTGCGAGGAGACGACGCGCCCCTTCCGGCGGACTCGGGCGAGCGCCCGGCGCCGGAAGGGAACGTCTCGACTTCGCTCGATCCGAAGGGCGACGAATTCGATCCGCGCGAGTACGGCGACGTAGTTGAACGCGCAAAAGAGCGTTTCGATTATGTGTGTGACGTGGACAGCGAGAATCGCAAGAATCAGGCCGACGATATGAAGTTTGCTTGGGAGCGTGGCGCGCAGTGGCCGGAAGAAAATCGGCGCGCACGCGAGACGGCAAACCCGAAACGGCCCTGGTTGGAATTCAATCAGACCGGCCCTTACATCAAGCGGATCACAAATGAGCAGCGGCAGAACACGCCGGGGCTTACGGCGCGTCCGGTTGGTAGTGGCGCATCGAAAGCGATCGCTAACATCTATTCAGGGCTTATTCGCGATATCGAGTACCGATCGAACGCGGGCTCGGTCTACGACAACGCG